CTCCGGCCCCTCGCCCTGGCGTGTGACAAATCCAAAGATGCCGCACATGGTTACTCCAATCTGCAAGGAGCCCGGGGCGTCTTTGCGCTCCGGGCTCCGGCTGCGTGCTTAGTTCTGGGCGTCGTACTTGGCCGCCAGGCGGCGGAACTCGCTCTTGATCTGGTCCTGCGGGATCACGTCGCTGACCCACCCGTACTGCATGCCCCCGTGGATGCGGGCGTAACCCGCGCCCCAGGCCAGGTAGCCCATCAGGCGTTCGGCTTCGCTCGCGCCCTCGCCGGCCTTTTTCCATCCCCCCCGCAGCGGCTTGGGCGTCCAGGTCGGGCTGCGCTTGGCGTTGATCGCCCGTTCGACCAGGCCCAGGCAGACCTGAATCCAGCCGACCACCTTCACCGGGTTGACCGTCCCGCTGAAGATGCGGAACTCGACCGTCTCGCTGCGGCCGTTGGCCAGGTTGGTGAGGTTCAAGGCGTGGTAGCGGTTGCGGTCCAGGACCGGCTTGGCGTCTTTGTCGTTCCCGTACTTGCGAACCCCGCCGCAGTAGGTTCCGCGCTCGCGGCTCTTGGTGCCGGTGATCGCGTAGAGGCCCTTCTCGGTGTAGGAGACGATGGTGACCAGGCGGGCCAAGGCCTCGGCGGGCAGGTTGCGGCTCCAGCCGATGTGGACGTGGACGCCGCAGGTGATGTTGACCTTGTGGCCCTTGGCCTCGAGCGTTCGGACTACCTCGGCGACCTGGGCCAACCCCGCCGGCCCGCGGAGGACCGGGCTGACAATCTCGCAGGCGTGGCCGCCGGGGACGCGGCAGGCGTCGATCGAACCATCCCGCTCGGCCTTCCAGCCTTGAGGCAGGTACGGGACCTGGATTCCGTGGTGGTAGGCCCCGATCCGGAGGCCGTCGTTTTCGATGGCGCTTTGCGGGGCAATCGTCTCGATCTCAACTCCGAAGGTCATGTCGCTGGCGTTCATCGTTTTCTCCTTTCGATGAACACATTCAGCGGCATCCATGCAAGAACATCAAGCTATCAATCTCTGTAAGTCGAGTAATTCCAAGATGTTAGGGATGGTGAAACATGGCCGATTCGCCCATGCAAACCTCGGTCCAGGGCGGAGTGAATCCGCTCTCGCTGACCGTTGAAGAACTGGCCCGACTTCTGTCGGCGGCCGGGGGGCGGAAGGTAGGCCCCGAGCAGGTGCAGGCGGACATCGACGCCGGCGCGCCGGCGCTGCCCGGCGGCCGCGTCAACCTGGTTCATTACGCCGCGTGGCTGATGCGGGAGGTGCAAGCCAAGTGAAGGTCGATCCCCGTCAACTTCGCGTGGCCGAAGCCGTGCGGCTCTTGAACTCCACGCCCCTGGGCGAGGTGGTCCAGCCGCACCTGGTCTACCGGCATCTGAATCGCGCCGCCTACAAGATCGGCGACGGGCGGCGCATCGACCTACTCCGCTACGCTGCTTGGTTGTTCCACGCCCGGCGCGAGAACTTTGCGCCGGGATGGACGGAGGCCAATTACGAAGCGCACAAGGACGCGGTCAACGCCCGCAGCAAAGCGCTCTCGGAATCCTCCCGCGACATCGCCGCCGAGGGCTGGGTTCACGAACCGCGCAACCCCGAGCGCAAGGATGCCTGCCGGAATTCGTTCCGCCGCTTCTGCGAGGCGTATTTCCCGCAGACCTTCCACCTGGCTTGGTCGCCGGATCACCTGAAGGTGATCGGGAAGATCGAAACGGCGGTTATCGACGGCGGGCTGTTCGCGATGGCCATGCCGCGCGGTAGCGGCAAGACCACGCTGTGCGAGACGGCGTGCCTGTGGGCGCTGCTCTACGGGCACCGCGAGTTCGTCGCCCTGATCGGGTCCGACGAAGAGCACGCTGCCGACATGCTCGACGCGATCAAGAGCGAGATGGAGAACAACGACCTGCTGGAGGAGGACTTCTCCGAGGTCTGCGGTCCCATTCGGGCGCTGGAGGGCATCCACCAGCGCGCCGCCGGCCAGCTTTATCGCGGGGCGCGGACGCACGTGGGGTGGACGAATAAGGAGATCGTGCTGCCGACCATCGAAGGTTCGGTCGCGTCCAGTGCCATCATCAAGGTCGCCGGCATCACCGGGCGCATTCGCGGCATGAAGCACAAGCGCGCCGACGGGAAGACCGTGCGTCCCTCGCTGGTGCTGCTCGATGACCCGCAGACCGACGAGTCGGCGCGCTCACCCAGCCAGTGCGCCACGCGCGAGCAGATCCTCGCAGGCGCGATCCTGGGTCTGGCCGGCCCCGGGCGGAAGATTGCCGGTCTCATGACGCTTACGGTGGTGAGACCTGCCGACATGGCCGATCGCATCCTGGATCGCGAGAAGCATCCGCAGTGGCAAGGTGAGCGGACCAAGATGGTCTATGCCTTCCCATCCAGCGAAAAGCTCTGGCAGCAGTACGCGCAGCTCCGGGCTGAAGGCCAGCGGTCAGACCGCGGCGTGGCGGAGGCGACGGCGTTCTACCGCGCCAACCAGAACGACATGGACGCCGGGGCACTCGTCGCGTGGCCGCAGCGCCACAACCCCGATGAGCTGACCGCCATTCAGCACGCGATGAACCTGAAGCTCGATCAGGGCGACGCCGCGTTCTGGGCCGAATACCAGAACGAGCCGCTCCCCGATGAGGTCGAGGGCGACTCCCTCTCGGCCGATACCATCGCCGCCAAGACCAACGGCATGAAGTGCGGGGAGGTGCCGGTGGGCGTCAACCACCTGACGATGTTCATCGACGTCCAGGGGACGCTGCTGTTCTGGATGGTCTGCGGCTGGGAGGAGGATTTCACCGGCTACGTGCTCGACTACGGGGAGTACCCGGATCAGAAGCGGGCGTACTACACCCTGCGCGACGTGCGGCGCACGCTCATGGGCGTTCACAAAGGCACCGGTCAGGAAGGTGCGATCTACGCCGGGCTCGAGGCGCTGACTACCGAGCGTCTGATGCACAAGTACCGCCGCGATGATGGCGCGGAGATGAGCGTGGAGCGCTGCCTTATCGACGCGAACTGGGGCAACTCCACCGACGTGGTCTACCAGTTCTGCCGCCAGAACCCGCACAGCGCACTGCTCATGCCCAGCCACGGGCGCTACGTCGGCGCGGCTTCGACGCCATTCTCCGACTACAAACCCAAACGCGGCGACCGCGTGGGCCTCCACTGGCGCGTGCCCGGGATCACCGGCAAGCGCGCGGTGCGCTATGCCTTGATCGACACGAACTACTGGAAGAGCTTCGTCCACGCCCGTCTGGCCGTGCCGATGGGCGATCCGGGATGTCTGTCATTGTTCACCGGGCACGATCACCGCCTGCTCTCAGAGCATTTGACGGCCGAGTACCGCGTAAAGACCCACGGGCGCGGGCGCGAGCTGGAGGAATGGAAGCTCCGCACGCCCGGGACCGACAACCACTGGCTGGACTGCCTGGTCGGCTGTGCCGTCGCTGCGAGCATGCAGGGCGCGGTGCTCTTCGGCACTGACGCCCGCCACGAACCCCGCAGGCCTCGCATGCGACTCTCGAACCTGCAAGGAAGGCGGAGATGAATCGGAAACCGCAGAAGATCGCAAGGGCGCGCGGAGGCTGCCGGCATTTCCGGGTGATCTACACAGCAGCCGATCAAAATACTCCGCAGCGCGCGTGATTACCAAGTTCGGACCCCCGTTACGTTCTACATACAGAACAATCTGCTCGCTCTACGGGTTTTTCCGGAGCGGCGCTCACTCCGGCACGGCATAGGTAACTAGTGACAGGGCATTTTGCCGGAGCTTACGCCGTGGCCGACGACCTTCAACACACCATCCGCGACAACGCCGCCGGGCCACGGAAGGCCAGCGGCGATTCCGGGTCTGTCGAGCAGCATCCGGTTGAAGACCAGATCGCCGCCGACAAGTATCTGGAATCCAAGAAGGCCAGCCGGTCGAAAGGACTCGGCATCAAGCTGGCCAAACTCTCGCCGGGAGGGACCGTTTGATGTGGCCGTTCCGCAAAGACAGGAAGGTCCAGCGGTCCCTCCCGGCTTGGCCGAAGATTCCGGGCTTGCTGCGGGCGCGGTTCGACGCGGCGCAGACCACCGCGGAAAACGCCCGGCACTGGGCGATGGCCGACGCCCTGTCGGCCGATGGCGCGGCTTGTGCCGACGTGCGCAAGACGCTCCGCCAGCGCGCCCGCTACGAGGTCGCCAATAACAGCTACGCCAAGGGCATCGCCCTGACGCTCGCCAACGACTGCGTCGGCACCGGCCCGCGTCTGCAATTGCTGACGGACGACCCTAAAGCCAATCGGCAGGTGGAAGCGGCATTTGGCCAGTGGGCCAAGGCGGTGAAGCTGGCCCAGAAGCTGCGCACCCTGCGCCTGGCCAAGACCACCGACGGCGAGGCCTTTGCCGTGCTCAGCGCCAACCCGAACGTCGATTCGCCGGTGCTGCTGGATGTTCAGCTCATCGAGGCCGACCGCGTGGCGTCGCCGATTCTGTCGGTTCTGCCCACCGACGGCGACATTGACGGCATCACGCTCGATGCCTGGGGCAATCCACAGACCTACACCATCCTCCGCCAGCACCCCGGCGATCTGGCGACTTGGAAGACGCAGTACGACCTGGTGCCGGCGGAGGCGGTGATCCACTGGTTCCGCAGCGATCGGCCGGGGCAGCACCGGGGCATCCCGGAGATCACGCCGGCGCTGCCGCTGTTTGCCCAGTTGCGGCGCTACACGCTGGCGGTCATTGCGGC